CCAGCCTGCGGGAATGTCGAGGTCATGTGGCCACCACCTTACCACGACGTCGCCGCTTGACCGGCCGGTAGGCTGCAGGATCGACGCAGAACCCGAGCGGGCCGCGCCTGGGCTCGAAGGGCTTGCCGGGCGGGTTGGTTTCGCGCAGCTCGCAGATGTGGCCGACGGCGCATTCGCCCTCGTGGCGGTCGGCCCACGCCTCGTCATCGCTTGCGTTTCGGCGGCGCGGCACGGTCGGCCTCCCAGCGCTGGCGCTTGAATGCGAGGATCTCGCAGGCCTCGGCCAGATCGGCGTAGCACTGCACCGCCGCCGGTCCTGCGCGGCCGGGATCGACCACCGCGGCGATGGTCGCGCCGTGCTGCTGCGAGGCGTACTGGTGCCGGTCTGCGTGCGGGTCGAGGAACTTGTAGCCACGCGCGCGCACCAGCCAATGCGGCCGGGACGTCTTGTCGGCGTCCTCGCCGCTGAACAGTTCCCAGTGGTGTTGATGCCCCGCCGCCAGGATGTCGGCCTCTCCTGCGCTGAACCGCTGCGCTCGCATCGGGCCGTGTAGCGGGTTGTAGATCGACGAGCCCTTGAAGTCGTGCGAGGCCCAAACGCGCAGCACGTGGCCGCCGGCTGCGACCTCGATGCGCGCCTGCCAGTCCTCCAGCGCCGCAGACCCGCGCGCCATCCAATCAAGCGGATCGCCTTGCCCGTGCGATTGCGACCAGATGTCGTGGTTGCCCTTGATCAGCAGCAGCCACGGAACAGCGCGCCAGAACCACTCGGCCAGCTTCCAAGCGCGGTCGCGCGTCACGTCCTGATGCGCGTAGAGCCGCTGGAGCTTGCCCGACCAGTTGTTCGTGACGTCGCCGAGCATGACGCCGTGGACATGCGGGCGGCGCATCAGCTCGATGTCGCGCTTCAGGAGCGGCCAGTTGCAGCCGTTGTCGTCGAGGTGCGGATCGCCCACGAAGGCCAACAGATACGGGCCGTCGTCGTGCAGCGAGAAGCGCATCCATTTGCGCGCCGCCGCGTTCTCCGCGCGCTTGCCGAAGCGCTCGGCCAGCTGGTCGATCAGCTGCTCGACCGGGATGTCGTCGTCGGGGATCGCCGGCGGATCAAACCGCGGCGCGACCGGCTGCACCGGCGCCCGGCCGGGCCAGAGCGACCAGTCGATCGACCGGCCTGCAGCGGCCTCGACGCGGCCGATCTTCTCGCTGCCCCATGTTCCCGGCAGGCCCAGCGCGTTGGACGCCACCGCGAGCGCGCCGTGGCGCCCGGCACCGGATGTTCTGCCGGGCGGCGCGTGGCCCGCGCGCAGGGCCGCCTCAATGGCCTCGATGCGCCGCAGCGCCTCTTCGCGGCTGAGCTTTGGCGTCGGCATCAGGCACCGCGACCCGGCAGGCGCCACCGGACGCCATCGGCGGCGACGCAGGCATGGCCGGACTGGCCGACCAGCAGGATCGTCCATGACGAACCATCTCGCGTCGAGAACACGATGACCTGTCCGCCGCGGGCGTCGCCGATCGCGATCGGGACTTCTTGGTGGTCGTCCTTCAGGACGCGGGCGAGATCCTCAAGCGGCGCGCAGACGGAGGCGTTGGCGATTGCTGGCGTCGCCGCCAGCAGGAGGGCGACGAGCGCACGCATGGATCACCTCAGAGGTAGGAATGGGAGAAGCTTGATGGCGAGAGCAGAGATCGAGCCGGAGATCGCGCCGACCGCGACCAGCACCCGCCATCCGCCACCGGCGGCGTCGAGGGCGGATCGCACGGCTTTCAGGTCGGCGGACATGGCCTCGACGCTCTTCGTCAGCGCCTTGACCTCCGCTTCCAAGCGGCCGAATTCGCGCGGGTCTATCTCGCTCATGGCGTCACGTCTTGATGATCTTGTTGAGGATCAGCGTGGGCTGCGTGTTTTGGTGAGCGCCGCCGCCTCCCGTACTGCCGGTGTTTCCAATACTGCTGCTTCCCGTCCCGATGAGCCCTTCGCTTCCACCAGCTATGCCGCCACTATGCGTGTGCGCCGGCATTTCTGCGGTGATCAGCGTGTGCGTCTGCGTGCCGCCGGATGCGCCGAGTGTCGCTCCATTGATGCCGCTACCACCCGTCGTCAAACGGCTCGCCGCCGTTCCATTCATGTCGTCCTTACCAGCGACGACGCGGCCGCGAAGGTCCGGCAGATTGAATGTTGTGCTGCCGTCGCCGACACCGAAGGTCGTCCCGATGGCGGTGAACAAGTCGGCGTAGGTTGTGCGGCTGACGGCCTGACCGGCGCAAAGCAGCCATCCGCTTGGAGCGGATGATCCGGCGAAATCGACAACCGAACCAGCGGGAATGAAGGTGACCGTTGAGCGCTTCAGCTTGCTGCTGTCGCTCGCATCGAGGATCAGCACTTGATCGCTCGCGGCGAACGTCACCGACGCCGGGCTGATGTTCGCCAGCTTCGCAGGCGTCAGCGCGCGCGTGTCGTCGGTGCCGTTATTGCTCTCGGTCTGCGTCGCGATCTCGATACGACCGGCGGCGCTCTCGGTCGCATCGGCAACCCCGAGGTTCGTGCGCGCGCCGCTCTCGGTCGTCGAGCCCGTCCCTCCGTTCGCGACCGACAGCGGGATAGACGCTGGCCCGCTGGTGATGGTCGAGAGGTTGAGATGCGTGAGCAGCGCGTTGAATTTGTCCACCAGATCGGCCAGTTCCGGCCGAGCCTGTTTTGGATCGTCGGTCGCTGCGTCGAGGTAGACCTTCGTTGCTGATGCCGGGAGCGTCATGCTTGCGGTCCTCTCAATTCGATATCGACGGTCGCGTTGGCGAGCGTACCGGACGAGTTGTAGATCTTGAACTCTGCGGCCGGCTCAGAATTGACGGTCTGCGTCTTGCTGATCAGTTCCCACGACCAGCCCGCGCCGACGTTCTGAAGCGCCAGGATACGGGCGGTGCTGATCGTCGCTAGCTGGCCGCGCGATCCGATCTTGAAGTGCCCCGCCGCGACCGAAGAAAACCACGACGCCGTCTCCGTCGCCGTGTTCACGTCCTCATAGGTGTCGGTGTAACTGGACGACGAGATGATCGTGGTCAGGCCGGACAGGACCGGCGTCGTGTCGGCGACGCTCGCGCGGATCTGCACATACCGCTTACCCTCAACCAGCGCCAGCGCGACCCAGGAGCCGGTGACGGTGCCGTCGGCGGTCGTGCCGGTCTTCATCTCCAGCGTGACGGTGCCATTCGCCACCGCCGTCACCAGCGGCGTGAAGGTCACATCGGCCCCGAGATCGAGGACCGGCGTCTCGTAACGGATCGGGCTGTTGTTGGTCAGGATGTTGTCCCAAGTCGCGGGCAGGCTCGACCACGCACTCGGGAGGTTCGACCAGTTCTGGCTGCTCGTCGCATGAAGCGCGTTGTCGGCGTCGAGGAAGCACGAGGTCTTCGTCCCCGGCCATGACAGCGACTGCTCGATCCGCTGGAGCAGCACATCGCGCAGCGGCGGATCGCCGAGCACGACGGACGAGATGAAGCGCGCGTCGGTGCTTTCGTTCCCGCTGCTGTCCACCGTCTTGATCGCGAACCAGTATGTCCCGCTCGCGAGATCCGCCGTCTCGTAGGGCGACGAGATGAGCAGCCCTTCATGCAGCGGCGTCATCGAGGACCAGTCGGTCGTGCTGCTGGTCTTGTAGCGGATGCGATAGCCGCCGCCCGACCGCACATCCGCCGGGAGGCTCGCCAGCGACCATGTGAACCGCCGCGTTCCGTCCGCGATGCGCGCGACCTGGAACGTGTCGGGACGCGGCGGCGGCGCGCTCTTGCCCTCGACAACGTGGCCCGTCACGGTCACCCAGCCGGACACCACGCCCAGGCCCGAGATCGAGCGGACCCGCACATCGTAGGCGGTGCCATCTTCCACCGGCGCGATGTAGCCGACCGAGACCGACGCCGACGACAACACGCTATCCCATGTTGCCTCGGTCGATTTCTTCCAGGCCAGTTCGTACTGCGCCACGCGCGCGTCCGATGGCGCGGTCCAGGTCGCCTTGATGCGCGACAGGACCGAGCCCTCGGCTAGCTGGAGGATCTCGGCGTCGCCGCTCGCCAGGACCAGCGACGACG